GTCCAGATCAGTTTATGGATGTGCCGGAAGACCCGGAACCAGAACCTACCAAACCAAAAGAAGAGCAGCTAGATATTGAAGACGCTATCGCTGCGTCCCCTATCCCTGAAATACGCCCAGCAGACTTTCAAACTGACCCTGAAGGCGTAACAACTGCGCGTACAGAGGTGCCGTTTGTTCCAGAGGGACGTGAAAGGAAGCCGAGGCGCAGTGCTACCGAAACTCGTGAAGTACCAAAACCTGCTGCAGTAGAGCCTACGCCGGAGCCTACGCCGGAGCCTACGCCAGAGCCGGTATCGATACCGGACCCCGTGCCTGTAACAAAAGAGATGCTCGACGAGTTGGGAGTGCAACCCAAAGCACCCCTGCGTAAGCGTGTTATGGGTAAAGACCTCAACAGCGACGACGTACGTAAGCAGTTGGGCGCATACAGCAGAAACAAAAACATTCAGGAAAAGTTCCCTGAGACATCGCAGAAGATAACTAACTTGTTGGAGGGAACTCGTGATGTACAGACTGACACACCTAGAAGCGATATACGAGAGAGTCAGCAAGAACGAGTACCCAGCGGAGTTGACGCGGGAGCAAATAGAATTAGCGCTGCTATTGCTGGACAGCCACGAGTGGGTGGTGCCGGTGCCGCCGCAGCTGGCGCATCTGCAGGACGAGGATTGGGAGGCGTTGGAGCTAGCCCTGTGCGTCCTACAAGAGGAGCAAGCGGCCAGCCAACTACACTGAGCACAACCGCTCTGACCCCGCTGGTAACGCCTGAAGTCGTATCTTCACCTGTACAAAAAATCGAAGAAGTAGCTCCAGCTCCTACACCGGAACCAGCACCCCGTCCGAAGGTAGCTGCCAAGAAAGCTGCGCCAAAAGCCGAACCACAAGAGTCGGATATCGAATTTGCTAAAAAGAACAACATGTCTGCTAACCCCATAACAGATAAAGACCTCGAAGGTCCGCTGTTCTTTGCGACCATGAAGAACGAAAAAGGTTCTGAAGGACGTATGAAGAAGGGTTCGCTCATTGAGATAAAGAAAAACGACGAAGGCACTTACGATTTTACAAACGTTGATACAGGGCAGTCGTTTGCCGGTAACATTCCAGCAGCAGAAGTAAAGCGGTGGAGTGGAGACAATAAGGGATACTTCTACAAGACTGGCGACAGGAACGACCCAAAAGCCGAACGCTGGCGGGACATTGACGACGAAGATGTTTACACAAACCGCATAACAGATGAAGATCCGTTCCGTCCGCTGGAGTTTAAAGAAGAGCCGAAGGTAGCTGCCAAGAAAGCTGCGCCAAAAGTAGCCGCCAAGAAGGCCGCTGCCAAGAAGGCTAGGTCAAAGACTGCACGTAGGAAGCAGATAGAAGCTACGGCAAAACGTCTTGGTATGAATATTACCCCGCAACAAGCGCGGGAGATGGACTACGACCGCCGCGAGGCAGAGCGGACTAAAGACCTAACGGACGAACAACTCGAAACGCAGGTGTTTGAAGAGCGTGACGCTCGCGAAACTGCGAGGATCGAAAAAGAGTCTGACGAGGCCATTCAGGCAGTCACTGCTACCAGACAACAGAAACGCGCCGCCAAGAGGGCCGCTGCCAAGAAAGCTGCACCTAAAAAAGCTCGTGTAAAGAAGACAAAAGAACAGAAGAAGCAAGAGATTGCGCAGCGGGTCAAAGCGAAAACAGCGCAACTTGACGAAGCAGTAGATCAAAAAGCTCGTGAAGAGGGGTCTCAGCTTGGGTTCTTCACCGCCAAGTTTAAAGAAGCTCCGAGTGTCACCTTTGTAAATGAAGATGGAGACTCCGAAACCATCTCGCTGGACGTAAACACTACCGAAGCTGACGATGCAAAGATTCTTGAGTTGATGCAGGAAAACATCCCTGCGCAGCAGAGCAAGAAAAAGGGCACGGAGACCACTGAAAGGGCAGAAGCTCGCGCAGCACAAACGTATTTCAACAAACAAGAGAACCCCAACGACGCAGTAGAAGTTATCGCGCATGAAGTGTCCTTTGCTGACGGACAGTTCCGTGCAGCTAGCGACATGAGCGATGGTGAGCGGGCGTATTTTGCTGGGACAGGTAAAGACCGCGCCAAGATGGCTCTGCGCTGGATAAGGAAGAACCTTAGCCCAGAAACCAACAAGCAGGTGGACAAGATGTTGGAGCTGCACAGGCAGTCTCTGGCGGACTCGCTGCGCAAAGAAGACACTAATATAGACCACGTAGAGACATCTCGTAAGCTACAGAAGAAGGCTGATCTAGAAGCCGCCATATCTGCAAAAGAAAGGCTTGAAGATCGCAAGGCTACGTTCAAAGACGACGTTAGTTTTGCCGAGATGGATGATCTCGACTTCCTGCCTGACTATCTGCGCGAGGACGCTGTTGTAGGCCTTGATGTGCCTCCGCATCCTGTAATCGGTAGCCTGCTACGGCAAGGCAAGCTGGGGGAAGCTCTACGTGCGTTGTCCACAACATCGCCAAGTCCTCGCGTTGCACAGCTTGCCAAGGCGCTGTCAAAGGTGGTTGGCGACACAAAGGTAGAGGTAAAAGACATCGTTGTGGACGAGGCTGGCAATCCGGTGGCTGGCAAGTTCGACCCAAAGACAAACACGATTACACTCAACGCGACAACTGGTATCAACCCGCACACGTTGCTTCACGAGATGACGCACGCTGCAACGTCTCAAACACTGTCTAACAAGTCACATCCACTTACCAAGCAGCTGCAGAAGTTGTTCAACGATGTAAAAGACTCTCTTGGTTCTGTGTATGGAGCGCAGAACGTGGACGAGTTCGTTGCAGAGGCGTTCAGCAATCCAGAGTTCCAACGCACACTGGCGGGCATCCATCCAAATGGCGAGCCTATCAGCGCACTAACTCGCTTCATGAACTCTGTGTCCAACGTGCTGCGCCGGATCATGGGCATGAAGACCAAGCCTCTGAACTCTGCGCTCAACAACACAGACCGGCTTATCCAAGCAATGCTGTCCCCGGCACCTGACTCTAGGTTTGCTGGTGAGTTGTATATGCTTAATAGCATCAAGAACGTCATCAATGCTGGTGCTAGCCGCGCGGCATCTGGCAAGTCCAAAGAAGACAAGGTGACGTTCATAGAGCGCATATTCGACTTCATGGCCCGCGTGCCTGCAAACACGGCAAAAGGTATCAACTACGTGCTACCGCTACAGGCTGTGGTTGATCTCGCAGGCAAATATCGCATGGGTGTGGCAGCAGCTAAACTACAGGCTACGATTGAGAAGCAAATCGGTGCGGCGAACAAAGCTGACGAGCGGGTGGATGCCACACTCAAGGCTATGGAGCGGTGGCTAAAAGCGAACCCAAAACTCAAAGAAGCGTTCGACAGGGTGGTGTATCGAAGCACTATCGAAGGTGTAGACCCCAGCAAGCCGCGCAGTACCTATGACGGCATGAAGGCGGAGCTGGCCGCGTGGGATGCTATGCAGGCTGACTGGAGAAGTCTGGGCAGGGGTGGCCATGCGGTATACGCAGAGATGCGAGACGCATACAAAAAGATATTTGAGGATCTGAAGTCCGTCATCAATAAGAACATCGATGACCTGATCGAAGACCCTGCAGAAGCCAAGAAGCTGAAAGACAACATCTACCAAAAGATGTTTGAAGGTAAGACCATTGAGCCTTACTTCCCACTCGTGCGTAAAGGCGATTTGTGGATACGCTACGATGCGCGGAACCCAGACACCGGCACTACAGAGCCAGTGTATGAGGCGTTTGAAACAGTCCAGCGCCGCAAGGAACGCATCAAGGAGTTGAAGGGTGACTCCAGAGTGGTGGCTGGCTCCATTCAAGAATACGCCAACGCCAGCAGCATCACGTTTGGTGACGCACCGTCTGGCTCTTTCATGGCAAAGGCGCTGGATATTCTGAAGAAGAACCAGCCGAAAAATCCGACGAAGGAAGAAAAAGAGCAGTACGAGCGCCAGAAGGAGCAGCTCATGCAGCTGTTCATTCAAACCCTACCTGAAACATCTTTTGCTAAGTCTATGCAGAAGCGCGAAGGGTATCAGGGCTACAACGAGGACTCGTTTGAAGCGTTCCGCATGAAGGCCTACGATCTGGCACGGCAGGTCGAGCGACTGCGGTACAGCAACGAGATCAGCAAGGTTGAAGACGAACTGCGACAGGCTTGGGCAGCGTACAAAGATTCGCCTAACGCGGACGGAGAGAAAGCTCAGATCGTTCTTGATGAGTTGTTAGAGCGTGCGAAGTTTGCGCGTAATCCGCCTAACGATGTGCAGAACCGTCTGGCTGCACAGGCCAACCGCATAGCGTTCTTGGGCACCATCGGGTTCAACATATCTTCTGCCATCGTAAACCTGTCTCAGGTTCCTCTGATGGTGTTCCCCATGCTGCAGGGCAAGTACGGCAAAACATTAGGCCGTGCTGCCACCACTAAGGCCATCGGTAGAGCCATGTCCCTAATGACAGGCAGTGGCACTACAAGAAAGCTGTCTCGTATCGACGCAACAAAAGACAACGAAGACGCTCGCGGTATGCCGTCCATAGATAACTACTATGAGTACGATGCAAACGGCGATCTGGTTGTACGGCCTGACAAAGACATTCCTGCAGACAAGCGCAAGCTGCTTGAGCGGTACATTCCGTTGGTGAGAATGGCTATGGAGCGCGGGCTGCTAAACAAGTCCTTGTTCTACGATACGCTCGGTATTGATAAAGCTGGGCGGGACAGGAGCCTGTGGGAAAACATCAACGCTGTCAGCGCTGCTACCTTCCACGCAGCAGAACGTATTAACAGACAAGTAACACTGATGGCTGTGTACGATCTGGAACTGCAAAGGATGCAAAAAGCCGGAGAGGCACTGGACGCAGCGGGGCTTGAGAAGGCTGCAAATCAGGCGTTGTACGAAACGCAGGAGCTGAACGGCGGTGCAGCGCTGGCTACCGCGCCTAGAATCGCCCAGCAGGGCATCGGCCGTGTTGCCATGATGTACAAGTCCTACGGCATTCAGATGTATTACACGCTGTTTAAGACGGCGCATCGAGTGCTTGATAGGTTCAAGACCAATAAGAGGTTTACAGAAGAAGAGCATAGAATAGCTACAAGGCAGATAGCTGGAGTGCTTATCTCGTCCGCGATGTTGGCCGGTGTGCAAGGTATGCCGCTTGTAGGAGCAGTGCTGGCCCTAGCAAACATATTCTTGTTTGAAGATGACGAGATCGATGCGGAAACCGCACTGCGTACACATATCGGCGAGTTTGCGTACAAAGGCCCACTAACATGGGCTACAGGCACAGATGTGGCATCTCGTATGGGCCTGTCTAACCTGCTGTTCCGCAACAATCCGTATAACGAGGGGGCGTCTCCAGAAGAGCGACTGGTGCAGCTGGTGGGCGGACCTGCGTGGAGTGTAACTTCTCAATTCATGAGGGGCATAAACGAGGTTACATCCCCCGGCGGTAACTTTGAGCGTGGGGTAGAAACAATGATGCCCGCAGCGTTCCGTAACTTGTACAAAGGACTTATACGCTACCCACGAGATGAAGCCATTCTGTCCAGACGCGGGGACGTTATTCATGACGACATCACCGCTGGCGGGGTGCTAGCACAAGCACTTGGCTTCCCTCCATCCGAGTACACGCTGAAGCAAGAGCAGAACCAGTTAATCAAACGGATCGACCGCAGCGTGGGGCAGCGTCGGACCCTGCTTCTGCGGCAGTTCTATGTAGCTGCAAGGTTTGGCGACAGCGAGGGCGTGCGGGACACGCTGGCAGAAATAAACAAGTTCAACAAAAAACACCGTTCGGCAGCTATTGTACCGGCCACTATCATGCGGTCTATGAAGCAGCACATGCGTACGTCAGCGCTAATGCACAACGGAATTACCATCAGCTCCAACATGCGTAGCACGCTGCTGGGACACGTTGATGACTTCTGGGACAAGCCGTTTGGGTACGCTGGGGAATAAAAAACCCCCCGCCGAGGCGAGGGGTCTAGTTAGGGAGAACGACAGTTGGAGGAATCTGTCCTAAAGACATTATCATGTGATCCTCCACACGCGCAACCCTAACCTTCCGCTTTCGATAGTGGTCCTAGCGTTAACCTCCCAGCCCTTATCTTTGGCTATGGCCTTTATCTGCTCCTTTGCGGCGTCTGTATTTACACAAGGGACGAATATGGATGAACTCGTAACCATCTCGTCCCAGTTAACTACAATGCGTACTCCATCGGGGTTCAAATCATCAGTCCTCAACATCGTCTAGCTTTTCCACAGAGCAATCCACAACGATAACGTCAGTCGGCGGCAGGTTCATATGCGTGCCTTTACTGAGCCGCATCTTGGTTTTGCGAGCGCCCAGCTTAGTCTTCAAGTCGTATATGAACGAGTTGTAGTTTATCTGTTGCTCACCACACCATGACTTTAGTGGTTTTGGTATAAGGTACGCACGTTTGAGATCTGTCTCGTACCGCGCCACCAACTTGCCGCGTGGCAGGGCTTCGGGTATGACCACGGACTCCGGCTCGCTGCTCTGCTTGCGCAGGTCGTCGGTGCTCTTGATCCACAGCACGTTGCTCCAGTGTTCGTGGATATAGTCGTTGAGCACTTCTTCGACGCCAACGCTCATGTCTTCGACCTGACGCTTGTTCTCTTTTAGCTGCTCCACGCCCCAGCGGAAGACCTTGTTTGTGTCATAGTCCACAAGCCCTGCACGCTTTGCGATTATCAGCCCGGTGACTGTAGCTGCTACCAGAACAGACCAGAACCTGTTTTCAGCAGTCAGTCCAGCCTCGTTGTCTACGCGCTGCTGTACTTCAGCCAGCAAAGTCTTGGCACCCTCTAGGTTGTTCATCAGGTACTTCACATACTCAATGCCAGCGTGGCCGTAGTTCTCCTGTATAGCTGCCGAGAACTTGTCGGTCTCTTCCTTGGTCTCAAAGTGGATGCGCTTTACGCGGCACTCCAAGATACGCTGCGCCTCTGCTTTCGGCATGGCCTTGATGATGCTGATGCGCTCTACGATGCTGGTGTTGCCAGTGGTGACGGACAACAAGCTCCAAGCCTCGCCACGGTATCGCTCCGTGTTGCTGCCGCTAGCCATACGCCCCCGCTGCCTACCGCCGGTCAGCTGATACGCTAGGTTACTAAGCTCCCTACCATGCGAGTTGGTCAGCTCGTCCATATACAAAGGCAGATTGTGATACACCTCACCTCTGTTCATCTTGGTGTTGTAGGTGTCACGCTCAGTAGTTATCAGGTCTTCCGGCTTGCCCCACACAGACACGCCAGCCTCCATAGCTGTAGTCTTACCCACGCCGGAGTCCTTACTGTATATGTGTAGTGCAGCGCATTTGATCGGCGAGAACTGCATAAGCACAGAGCCAAACGACGTGCCTACCACAAACTGATGAAGCTCAAACCCATCACGATTGTAGAAGTTTATAGTCTCCTTCCACTTCTCCATCGTGCCTCTAGGCTCGAAAGAGGCAAACAGTCCGGCTGTCTGCGTGGACGGCGGGTTGAACTCTACCCTGTCCTTGAACACTTCTTGGTTGCCCAGAACAAAAGAGTCTCCGTCCTCGTTTGTCCAGCCAAACTGCCGGTGTGCTTGATCTGCCGTGCTGGTGGCCTGTAACTCGTTCACCCATGTAGTTGTGTAATTCATAAGCTCGTCCATCTTCGTTACTGCCACGCCCTGCATGGACATGTGCTTGCGGAACTCTTCTCTTGATGTGGCTGCGGTCAGCGGCAAAGTAAACTCACGCACACCGTCGCGCGGCAGGTGCAGCCTCATAACTACAGCTTCGCCCAGCTCAACATCACGCAGACGCCTAACGACATATAAGTCGTTATGGTAAATCACTTTCTCGTCAGGATCCCCGTCGCTGTTAACAGTCCTAATATACACACCGCCGTTTGCTCCGCGAAAGTATGGGCGTGGGTATGCAGGTATCACATACTGGTTTATGGGGTTGTTCGGCAGGTTCTCTGCGGGAGCCTGCACTATGTTGTCTTCTTCGGTGGCCTCGCGGATGCGCCGCCCCAGAGATATAGGCGAGCGTATCTTGCCCCAGTTCGGGCACTCCGTGCATACGCCAGTCTTGTACTCGTCAAACGTGTTGCAGAGGTACGGCCCCTTGATGAGGTCCAGCTTTCTCTGTGTAGCGTCAGCAGAGTAGTCAGGATGCCGCTTGGACATCACATGAGCGGCTTTGTCTGCATCGGTGCAAAACTTCGCAATCGACAGCCCTGCACGCCACATAGGCTCAGTGCAACCAGCTTGTTCGGTAACGATCTGCCGTATCTGTTCGCAGCCCCTACCCTCTTGCGTCTTACGCAGTATCTCACGAAACGTGCTTTCCATGTTGCTGTTGAGCGTAGTCATAACGGCGTTGTTGCCGTCAGGAACGTACCGCTTCGGCACAGGTATGGGGTCATTGCCCAGCAGTTCTGAGAAATCGTCAAAGTCCACCAGATTTACGGCGTCTGCCGCAAAGAACCCTACAGGCGTCGGTGGCGTGTCTTTGTGATTATGTGTGGTAGGTATACGCAGAACCCTAGCAGCGTCCGCTGTGACGGCTGGATCGGCCAGCAATCCATTATCTGCACAGAGTTTCTTCAGTCGCTCCGCTACAGGCAACCAGTCTTCCAGAATTACGGAATTCCGTAACATCCAGTAGACGTGTACGCCACGACCAGAGTTCACCATAACAGGTTTTGGCAAGGACAGTTGCTTGCAAAAAAATCTGAGCGCTTTTACAGCGTCGAGTTGTGTCGGATAGTCTTTGCTGGCACCACAGTCCAAATCCAGAAACAAGGACTTGAGGTACTTTACGTTATCTACCTTGCGCGATCCTGCTTCGTGGAACGTAGCCAGCGCGTAGTATGCGTCATATCCTTCGGCGTCGAGATTACGCGCCGCGTGTATTACCTGCTCTATTGTATCGTAGAACTTTTGAACCCTACGATCATCGTGGGTGCGGGAAGCAAATACGCAATAGTGGCCTTCGCTTGCCAATGCCCCTTCTAAAAATGTTTTCGTTTCCATCGCTAACACCATAACCGAGAGACACTGCGGCAAGGGTGTCGGTACACACCCATTTCGGCACGAGGCCTAGCCGCAGCATTGTATGGTGGTTTAGTCGTCCCAATCGTCTACGATAGAACTGAGGTCATCACTGCCTTCTTTTGGTGCAGTGGGAGCGGACTTCTTAGTGGTCTTCTTCGGCTCCTCTACTTCCTCAAAAGGATTGTCGTCATCCTTTGGAGTGGCTTCAAATCCCTCCACCGCAGAAAACGGTGACTGTTCTTCCATAGGCTTCAGGTCGATAACCTGTACTGCACGCAAGCGCAGAGATACCCCTGTGCCCATACTTCCGTGATACGGAGTAAACGCAACAGCGATGTTAACGGTGCTTCCGGTAGTCAGCAAGAAGTCATCGTCCAGCTTGACGCCTTTGGCGTCGTACTGTGCAGGTTTGCGGGTGGCTTCCACGCCGTATGCGCCCTTGAGCCTAGCCTTGTGCGTGTAGGTTCCGTCCTCGTCCTTCTTGAAAGGCATCTGGAACTTGTCAGGCCAGTCTGAGTTTTCAGCCTGTTTCGCGATGTACGCAGTCTTCATGTGCTTGTACAGGTCTTTCGCCTGTGCCTCAGACATGCGGAACTGGATTGTGTACGCGGCACCATCGTCAAATGCGTCACAAGGGACAGACTTCTTCTCCTTGGTGTCGTACTTGTAGGTGCGGTTGATGCGAGGCCACAGTGCCTCAACGTCATTGATGTTATGGTTTGTATCAGACATGCCGTTCTCCTAACGTCTTACTGATCTTCGTCCAGCAGCTCCAGAAGATCTTGGTCTTCCGTGTCTGCCACTTGTGGTTCTGGCGTTACCTCCTCCAGAACTTCTTCTTGCTCGACATTGGTATCAGGTGCCTTCTTTTTTGTTGTAAGTGCATCTGCAATGTCAGGGATGCAAAATCTGTAGGTGTTGCCTACACGAATGTAGGTGTCCTGCGGAATTTGATCCTGTCGTACCCATGCACGAATAGTAGAGACAGACACACTAAAGTGCTTCGCTACGTCTTCGATGGGCACATACCTTGGCTGATCCATCATTTCTTCCTCACAGCTATTGAATATTCCGAGTCGATGTTAAGGCCTTCCGGCTTCGACTCAGGGTTCTCTTCCAAGAACTGCTTGAGGTTGGTCTGGTTCAGACGCTTTTCCAACAACTCAGGAACCTGATGCTCCACCACAAAGGCGTGCATCTTCTCCCAGTCGTTAGTCCAGTACTTTGTCTTCACAGACCTGTAAAACAGTCCTTCGGAAGTCCTAACGCTCTCGACGTTATGCGCGTTGCAATAGTCGAGCAGCCCCTTCCGTACCCTCTCCAACTGGCGGGAAAGCACGGAATCTCGTTCCTTGTATTCTGCCGACAGCTTGGCCCTCTCCTCGCGTATCTTGAGGTAGGCCTTCGTCAGCTTTTCAGCGGTTATCTCACTCATGTCGTTCTCCCAACTAGTAAGACGTACAATCTAGTTATGTACTGTACCCTAGTCAAGTATTTCTTTGTAAAGGTCAATCATCTTTGTGTGTACGTCAATTCTGTTATCTAACAGTGTGTAAACACGTTTCTCTACAGGTGATCCGTGGAGCTGCACGACAGTGCATTTGTGTTTTTGCCCTGACCT